AGCTCTCAAGAAAGCTCTCTAAGTGTACTCAGACATCGTCTTTATTAATTTTTTCTTTAAGAGTATTTTTTAACAAACGTTTGAAGAATTCTTTATCATTATCGTTAAGTTGTCCACCGCCATAGGCACTAGCTTTACTTATTTGTTCTTCAAGATATTCATCGCTTAGACGGTAATCTTCTATTTGTTTAACTTTATTTTGCTCATCTTGTTCTTTTAATTGAATATTTGCAGTTTCTAAAACTATTTTTTGTCTTGGCTCTTCTAACTTTTTCATAACTGTAACAGTTTCTTCTATAGTTTCAGAATCATTTTCTGATTCGAGTGGTTCAATCATTGGAACATCATAACCCATTAACCACGGCTCACTAACTCCCAAAGTTTGAGATAATAATATCAATTTTTGTTGATCGGGATTAGATTTTCCGTTTATATAATTAGATAAATGAGTTTTTGACATTTTTATACCCAATTTATCTTGAAAAGGTTTTGATTTTTCAAGTATATCAACTTGTCTTAATCCTCGGTCGTTCATTATTTTCTTTAATCTTATTTGAGAGTTTTCTTTTTTCATGAACTTATTATAAAACATTTATAAAAAAAGTTCAAATTTTTTATACTTTTCCCTTGACAATTATTTTCCAAATGATATAATGAAATCATAAAGTTCAAAACATTTGGACTAAATATCAAACAAGCGAACAATCATGGAGCGTCAGTACGGCAGACGGAACGGGCTCAAATGACGGTACACGACGTATCCACCGCGGCGTAAGTAGCAAGTTTGGCAAATAAAAAGCCCCAGAGGGGCGGAAAGGTCCATAAATGCTAAAAATAATAATTTTGATTATCTGGAGTTTACTTTGTTATTATTTTGGGCTATGGGTTGGTATTAAGCATTAAATAATTTTACTTAATACTGCAGCCAAAAGTGCAATGACAAGTGGATATATAACTAGTTCAACAAAGCGCTGTAACCTACTTTCTTTGTATTGCTCAATTGATACAATCCCTAATGCAGTTATTCTGACTACTGGAACCATATCAACTAAAACAAGTTTATCGCTGTTTAATTTTGAAACAAAACTATGAACCTTTTCTTCTGACAAACTGGACTTCAGCACAAGGTCGTTTAAAGGCAAGTCATCATTTTGTAGTAATTTTAAAATTTGATATTCTGATTTAGTAATTTTGTTCATAAAATCTCCAATATAATTTTAGTTTAGTCACTTACATTATATCACGGAGTTATGATATCGCTCGCAATGAGCAGGGAAGACTGGCGAACAGGTTCGATTCCTGAACTTCCCTTACTGCGAATGCAGAATTTTAAAACACAGAAAGGATGTATCATGACTATTGATTATTCTAAATTGAAAGGTCGCATTAAAGAAAAGTATGGTAGTCAGCAAGATTTTGCAAAGGCTATCGGTTTATCAGAAAAAATTATTTCTGATAAGCTTAATAATAAATCATACTGGAAACAATCAGATATCGATGCTGCTACAGAACTTCTTGGTATTAAAAAAGAAGACATTGGTATTTATTTTTTTAATAAAAAAGTCCAAAATATTTGAACTTTAATAAAAAGAAAGGGATTCATAAATGAACGAATTACAAAATTTCACAAATGGGTTCTTCAATCTTGACGTTAAAGTTGAGGGAGAAGAAGTTCTATTTAGTGCAGAACAAGTCGCGAAGTCTTTAGGAATTGTTACAAAGACAACCAAAAACGGTAAGAAGTATGAAAATGTACGTTGGAGCCGTATTAATGAGTTTCTGCCACAAGTGGCAGAATTAAAACAAGGCTCATTCATCAGCGAACCTATGGTTTACAAACTTGCATTCAAAGCAAATAATGCTGTATCTGAAAAATTCACAGATTGGCTGGCTGTTGAGGTTCTTCCAACAATCCGCAAACACGGAGCATATATGACGGATTCAAAACTGGAAGAAGCATTGCTTAACCCTGATACGCTTATCAATCTTGCTACACAACTAAAACAGGAGCGAGAAGAAAAAGCACAACTCAGAGCATTGAACTCAACACTTGCTGTTGAAAACCAAATCATGCAGCCGAAAGCACAGTATTTTGATGATTTAGTTGAGCGAAACTTACTTACTAGCTTTCGAGATACTGCCAAAATGCTAAAAGTAGGTCAAAAACAACTGATTGAATGGCTTTTGGAAAATAAATATATTTACCGTGATAAGAAAAATAAACTTATGCCCTACGCTCAATATAATAATGATTTATTTGAAATTAAAGAGAGCAAGGGTGCTACTAGCTCATGGAAAGGCGCTCAAACACTAGTTACTCCGACAGGTAGAGAAACATTCAATTTGCTTTTAAACGAGTATAAGGCTAGCTAGAAAGGAGTGATAAATGGAATATCAACCAAACGACTTTCTAACAACTGATGAAATTGCAAAATACTACGGTATTTCAAAACCAACAGTTTATAACAGAAAAAGTGATATGAAACTGATTAGTAGATTTCAGCCTGCAATAAAGTTTGGTGGGAGAAGAATAAGATTTAAGGAACTAGAAGAGTTCTTTGCTTATTTCGGAACTCCTGAATGCAGAAACGAACTAAATCGAATTAAGGCTTTGAATCGAAGCAAAAAATAAACGGTATTAGACTTAATAAAGAGGTGCTTATGACCTACACTTACATAGTCAACCCAGAAACGGGTGAAATCCTGTTTGACCTATTCCGCGACTTAATCACACAGAACATACGAGCAATCAAGCTCATTGCTAAGAAATTAAATGCGGTGCTCCGCTAGAAAGGTAGAAAATGCACTATATACCTAAATATTCAAGAGATAGACAAAATAAAAGACAGTCACAAAAATTTGTAACCGTCATTGATAAAGAGAAATTTGCTAAAAGTTTGGGTGAAAACAAACTCATTGTTACTAATTTGCGAGTAGATACTTTAAAAAAAGTAAAGCTTACAGGTAACAAAACGAAAAATAACAATTTTGATGTAATTTACTATTTCAAAGACGGAAAAGTAAATGTACCGATAGCTGTTAGTATCAGTAATGACTTATTTAATATTATGTTTCCACAAAAGAGTTTCAGAGATGAGTTGAAAAAAGAAGCTCCTGATGGTTCAGATATTTTCATTAATATTATCAATGTTGGCACATATCTTCTCAAAACGAATTATTAATTGTAGAAAGGAAGCTAATGGAAACAACAATCATAAACGGGCGCAAAGTTCGAGTGTTGCCAACGACTGTTGGACAAATCTATCATGATTTAATCAAACGAGAAAATCGTGGAGTAGTAGTCTTTGAAACTTGGCAACGTCCAGACGGAAGTCTTTACATGACTTCACGCAAAAAGAATAAACAAGAGCTTGCTGCTGATAAAGCTGCAATGCTACAAGCTAGTATTTCAGATTGGGGATACTAATGGAAAAAGTAACTACGCACTACGGAGAAACTATTCAACAGCACAGCGTTGAGTGGTATAAAAAACAACTTTTAAAAGATTTTTCTGTTCAATTTATCAAAGACTATTTATTGCCTCAGTTATTTGAATGGTCAAATGCATATAAAGCAGCGGTTGAGCTGACAAAATAAAAAAGCCCGCACGGGCATGCGGACTAAGACGTGATGTGTCTTTATATATTTTTATACCTAGATTATATCACGTTTCAACAAAAATCAGAAACGGAGAATTTAAAAATGGCAAATGAAATATCAAGTTATTTGAAGCAACCTAATATTATGCAACAACTTTCAGAAACTCTTGGAAGAAATTCAGCTCCATTAGTAACGAGCGCTTTGACGGCTGTTGCAAATAACTATCAACTTAAGGACGCTACACCAGTAAGTGTATATACTTCTCTTATGAAAGCAGCAGCATTAAATTTAACAGTTGACCCTAATCTTGGTTTTGCCTACTTAGTCCCTTATAAAAGAAAATTCAAAGAAAATGGCCAATGGGTAAATGTTACAGAAGCACAATTACAAATTGGATATAAAGGACTTGTGCAATTAGCTTTACGAAGCGGACAAATTAAGTCAGTTAATACTGGAACGATTTATGAATCTGAATTTAAGGGCTATAACAAAATAACTGGAGAATTCACAATTGATGAAACGATTATTCCAGATGAAGACAAAGATGAAGTGGCAGGCTACTTTGCTTATGTTCAACTTGTAAATGGTGGGGAATCTAAGCAATTTTCAAGAAAGAAACAAATTGAACATTTTGCAAAAAAATATAGTAAAGCTTATAGCTATGACCTTGATAATAATAAAAAATCAAGCCCATGGTCCACAGAATTTAATGCTATGGCAGAAAAAACCGTTCTTAAACAAGTTCTTAAATTTGTCCCAATGTCATTAGAAATGCAAGAAGCAGTATCAATCGATGAAAATGATATGAAATGGGCGAAAAGGGTTGATGAAGAGACAGGGCTCGAAATTCCTGACCAACAGCAGATTGAAAACTTTGATAAGGATGATTATGCTGCGAAAAAGATGGAAGAATTAAAAGCTCAAAGTCAAAATAAACAGCCAAAAGAAGTAACAGCGGAGGATTTCTAAAATGAGTGAAGTTATTGAAAACGAAGAAGTAAAAGATATTCAAATTGAGTTTAAGCCGGCTGTTATAAATATTCTTGAAGAAGAAAAATTCAAAGAATCTATTAGTCGAGTCGTTGCAGAATATACTGGTCACGTTCCAAGCGTAGAAAATTTAACGGTTGATAAAAAAACTCGGGCGAGCTTGAATAAACTAATTACTAAGATTGAAACAAGACGTAAAGAGATTAAAAAAACAATTAATGTCCCTTACGCAGAGTTTGAAGGTTGGTACAAAAAAGCGATTGCTCCAATGGAAAAAGTCATTGAAACGATTGATGCAGGAATCAAAAAAATTGAAACTGAGCAAAAAGAAGCAAGAAAAAAAGTTGTTCATGAATTGTTGGTTGAACTGACAACAGACACAGAAGTAGATTCACGAATCTTTGAAAACTTCGTTGATGACTGGGCCAAAGCATCAAACTTTAATGATATTAAACCTAAAAAGCAGCTTATTGATTCTATTACTTATGTTATTGATGGGGAAAAGCAAAAGATTGCTGAATATAAAGCAAATAAAGATACGATTTCAAACTTTTGTTTTGGAAATAATGTCAGTGATACACCATATATTCGGATGCTTGATAGTGGAAAATCTGTCAGTGAAGTAATGTCAGCAATTTCTGAGGACGTTCTTTTTGAAAAACAGCGCAAAGAAGCTGAGGAAAAACGAAAAGAAGCAGAAAGACAAAGACAAGCTGAACTTGAAAAACAGCAGCAAGAATTTGAAACAAGAAAGCTTGAAGCGTCGTTTAACAGCGCTGCTTCAGTATCAACTAAAATCATTCAGAGCGAACCAGAAAAAACAAAATCTAGTCCTGATGAAGAAATTGCTGAAGTTTCTGGAACTGAAATCGTTCAGAAGTATAGAGCGGTAATTGAAATTTGTTTTTCAAGTCTTGAAGAAAAAAATAAATGGAAGCAAGTTATGGTTGATAACGGTTTCGGAGATTTCAAAGCGAAAGAGTTTGGGAAAATTTAATCTATGAGCAGAGCTGGAGTCCTCAAAAATCCTATGCAGCTAGAATTAGAAATAATTCAACTTTAAGCAAAACCATCTTGGGCGGTGGTTTCGTATTTAGTCAGCCTGAGCAAGCTTTCAACTGCTCCCGCTTTTGCGGTAGGAGGTCAAGATGATCTATGACGAATACATGATAAAACGAATCATGGAAAAATATGATTGCGATTACGACACAGCAGTAGAGCTG